TTGCCAGTTACCAAGAGTGGATGCTGGGGTTGCTGTAAGAATGAAAGACTTGTTTACATCTGTACGGACTGCAACGTCACCAATCTGAGCACTAAGTGCAAGCATCGCAGCTTGAGATGCTACCACAAATGTTTCAGAGATTGCAAGTGCTGGCAAGTGGTGGGTTGGGACTAAGCCATTACCATCAAGTTCAGCAATACCATTGGCTACACCCTTTTGGCTATTAAGATAGCCGAGTGATACAGCATCTCCGTTATTGGTTGGATTTGCTAGGTTTGTAATTTTCTGGCTATTAGCAGAGACATCTGCTGTAGGTGCAGCCATCTGATCAAGACGACTTGTGCGTACCTGTGTATCGAAATCTGAGATTGTTGAGGCTGTCTGAGTTCCAGTATGGTTAGCACGGGCTAGAGGATCTGTTGCCAACTTGCTTAGGGCAATAGCCGCAGCAGCGTTGATATCTGCGTTAACGATAGTTCCATCTACCAAGTCAGCAGATGTAATCTGACCGCCCAAGTCTAGTTTAGACTTAGCAATAGCAGCCGAAGCATTTACGTCTGCGTTGACGATAGCACCATCAGCAATCATTGTGCTTGTGACCGTACCAGTGTCGGCAGCTGTGATAGCAGTACCAGCAATCTTGCTAGGAGCAATAGCGGCTATGCCCGAAATGTCCGCATTGACAATTACGCCAGGAGAGATGGCTGTATTGATTGTTACGTTGTTAAGGTCAGTCATTGTGGCAGAGCCAGCAACGTCTCCATCGATGCTGATTACTGGATCATTTACATCAAAGTTTACCTTGTTAGTTGCATCATCATAGGTAACCGAAATACCAGATTCGGTGTTACTAGAGAACATAGCTCCAACAGCATCTTGAGCAGCTTCTGTAAAATCAGATACAGCAGCAGAGGTAAGAGTTCCACCACCAGCAGAGTTGGTGTGGTTGTGGGTTGCATTAGTAAATGATGCAATTGTTGGGGTAACAATCGTAGGGTTTGTGTTGAAGACTAGAGAGCCTGTACCAGTTTCATCGGAGATAACCGATGCCAACTGAGCAGAGGTTGTAGCAGCGTGAGCTGTAAGGTTAGATTCTTGGTGTACATTAGCCTCACGGAAGTCACGGCCAATAGCCATGTGACGAACCTTGGCTCCAGCAGAGTGAGCAATCGCTGCTGTTCCATCAATAGGACGAACAATTGTAAGCGTGTTGCTGCCAGGGCTAGACGGGGCTACTACATCGACAATTTCTTCAAGCGATGTATCTGGGTCAATGACAACGGTGAAGGTTTCACCAGCAGCAGGTGTGATTGAACCAAGCAATCCAGCTGCAGAGTTGACAACCATAGTTGTCTGAGAGGAGTTCATCGCTGAAGTAAGCGTGGTCTCCTGAGATGTAGAGAGATATTTACGTGTTGTCATTAGTACCTCGTGTAGTGGATTCGGACTGGGAATTGGTCACGGAGCTTGCCTGCTTCTTCAGTGAGGCGTTGCTGGTAAAGTGCGAGCATAAAGCGAGCAGCATTGGAGCCAGATCCGTATTGAATCTTGGTATCGGCTTGGTCTGCTTCAGCAGAAGTGAATGTGAGACGACCTGGATCGATAAAGGATGCTAGGCGGTAAGAAGCGCCATAGACGATTACGTCCTTGGTTGAAGAGGGCAATCCTGAGACTGTCTCGAAAACGTCATTGTTGTTGGCAAGGACAGTAGGTTCCTTGCTATAGGTCACCTGTACGGTACGACCTGGGGTAATGCGGTCATAGACAGATATGGTCTGACCACTTGCATAAGTTGTCACATTGGCCATAGGGTCATGACGCCATTGTTATCTACCCCGTAAAGCTGTGGGAACACCGCTCTAATGGTGTCATTGATAGCACGCTTAACTGAAAGCTTAGGGAATGTAGGGGAGATGGTTACCTTGGTGTTAGTGGTGTGGCTGGCAGCTGTAGTGCCTTGGTAGCCACGTCCATAAGGGGCTGCTGTAGCAGTACTGGAGACACGATCGTAGGTGTCAACCCAGATAAGTTCATCGTCGATTTCGACAACACCCTTGCCGATATTGGATACGCTACCTAGACTCAGAGAGAGGGCAGAGGAGTTGATGTCAGCAGTAAGGTGAGTTGTGCGATCTTGTCGCATAGTGTAGCCATTGAGATTTAGGAGAACTTCATCTACCAAATTGGCAAGGGTTGATGTCATTAGGACGATATCCTTCTTAGAGCTTCGGGTGCAGCAAGACCATCGGTTCCTGCTAGCACATTACAAATACCTTGAATGTCAAGGAAGGTCTTTTGGTCAGTACGTCCATCTTTGCGGTTAAGCGCACCTTGAACATCTAGACCAGTAGTACCAGCCCACTCGTTGGCAGCTTCATTATCAGACCTGGTTTGGTATAAGACACTAGTTACCGTACTTGTTCTTGCCGCCAAGAAGTCCTGGGAATAGACCCTTTGGATTCATTGGTCTTGGTGACTTAGATGTGTACTTCTTTACAGCAGCCTTCTTGGTTGCTGGCTTGCTCTTGTTGTAAGATGCGCGTGCTTCGTCTGGAGACTTAGCAACTTTCTTAACTGGAGCCTTCTTAGCATAAGCGGCACGAGCTGCATCCGGAGACTTAGCAGCAGGAGCAGCCTTTGTACGTGCAGCAGCTACACGCTTAGCACCGTACATACGGGTTACACCTTGGATGAACTCAGCACGAGCACCCTTAGGGGTCTTACCAGCAGCAGCGAGGGCTTTGGTCATACCCATCTTCTTGATTTTATCGATTGTGGCTTGGCTTACAGGAGTATAAAGTTTTTCTCCCTTTGCACCTTTTCCGCCACCTTTTGGCATTTTCTTCATTACCATTTAACCCTATCTGCCCAATATGCGGCACTCATTTTTCCTTTTGCAATGTTTCTACGATGACGCGCCTTGAAACTCTTGCGCTTCATCTTCATTCTTTGTGACTCCCCAGCCTTTGGCTTACCAGCAGTACTTGCGCCTTGCTCTCCAAATCGGATTGTCTTTACTTGACTACCCTGCTTAGCCACAACAACGTGTGACTTCTTAGGGTGGTTAGGAGTACGTTTAGGCTTGTTAAAACCTGAGACTCCAGCCCTAGCGAGTCTTGGATCTCTCTTGCTTGCCATATTCACCGTACTTTCCTAATATCGCTCGTATGGTTCCGTTCTTATTCAGACGAACCACTTTCCCGTCCTTAATCTGGACAGAGTTAAAACCTCTATGGGTCTTATATTGTCCAGATGACATTACTTACCCTTGACTCTCTTGAGACGTGGGTTCTTGCGCTTTGCAGCAGGACTTGCCTTGCGAGATGACGCGGCGAGGATTGCACCAGCACGCTCCATCGACACACCTGACTTGCGAGCGATCTTCTTCTGAACTGCCTTGAACCCTGGGTGCTTGGCAGACTTCTTCATCGCACATACTTTCCAGGATTCTTGTTCTTGCTTGGAACTGGAACGCTATTTACGCCTCTAACAGTAGACTTAGAAATAGGATCCATCTTTGCAATCTTGCGTTCTCTAGTACGACCACGTTCAGCCTTTTGCTGACCAGTCAAGCTGGTGGCTGACTTCTGAGTAGCGCCGTAACTTTTTACATCATAAAAAGATTTACGCATCGCCATTACTTCTTCTTCGCTTTCTTCTTAACAGCCTTCTTCTTGGCCTTCATCATCATGGCTTTTTCTTCCATCTTTTCAGCCTTTGCGTACATCTTGGCTGCTTTCTTACCCTTAGCTGTGTAAGGGAATTTCTTTCCGCTAACCATTGGCATTAAATTAACCCTCCTGTTGAGTCGTCCGCTTTGAACGCCTTGCCTGCTCTGTTACTTACCTCAACCGCAGTCTGTATGTCTCGCATACGAGTTGATGACGGTTGAATTCCTTGTGCTCTAGCATCACGATATGCCTGGAGCTCTGCGTCCCACTTCTTGGTAGTCATAGGAACTCTTGATGACGCTTCTCCTGCATTCAGATTCAAACCTAGAATCTTGCATCCAAAGCATCCATCTACATCCGTAGGATGTGTTTGTCTATGTAACATCTGTCCCCCTAGACAGTTTGAACTGTGTAACCTGCTGCTTCTAGCGCTGCCTTTTCTGTAGCCGATACCTCGTAAATGTGACCACCCAAGTAATACAAGTCAGCATTAGCCAAATCTTCAGCATACGGAAAGCGCTCTTGACGATAGACACCGTTCTCCTTTATGACAGTAATACCGCGTTCTAGCTTGTATCTGTAGTGCAGTACGTTGTCTCCTGCAGGTCCTTCAGATACTGTTGGTGGTGTAAAGATGAAAGCCATAAGTCTCCTTTAGTGGACTCACCACCAAGCAGGGTTTCCCCTGCCTGGCAGTCAATCAGCTAACTAGGCTGTTGGACGGACAGACGATGCTGTCTCGATACGCCATAGGGCTTCTGAACGGTAACGGTTCCAGCCAAGGACGCCGTACCAGCCGATTGGGCGGAGACGCATCAACTTGTCTGTAACTGGACCGATAACTGTGTGTGGTTCTTCTGCAACTGCTTCTGCAAGAGCCTGTTGACCCATGATGAAGGTTGAGTAGACACGAACCTGGCTTCCGCCAGATCCTGAACCAGCCTGTGAGTTTGGTAGGCGTGGTGACTCTACGAAAGCAACGCCTTCGTATGTTCCAAGCTCACCTGCGTAGATACCAGCGGTATCAACGTACTCGTGTGGCTGACGCCATCCTGCAGTTCCTGTTTCTGCACGAAGGTCGTGAGAAACTTCTGGGTGGATGTAGGAAGCGTAAAGATTTCCACGGCGTGGCACAACGTTTGCTGCGCGAAGCTTCGCTACTGCGTAGCGGATATCGCGAGACTTGATTGTGTCAGAACCAGTGATTGTGGTGATTGCTGCAGATGTGGAGAGTGATCCAGCGGATTCGCGGATTACTTGTGATCCACCATTGAGAACGTCACGTACGATTGTATCGAGTGAGTCGTTCATGTTGAATGCAACAATGTTTGCAAGAGCTGGCTCTACATCAGCGAGTGAGAAGAGGTCGAGCTTGCGGGTTGAAATGATTGAGTTACCGTACTCATTGAGAGTAACTGCAACAGTGCTGGTTGCAGGAATTGCAACTGCATCTGGATCGACAGTTTCTGTCAATGCGGTGGTGGCAACTGCGAGGTCATTGTAAAGTTGGAACAATACAGATGAACCTGCGTGGGACTGTTGTGCAGGCTTCTTGTCAGCAACAGAGCGGAATGATGGCACGGAACGAAGAGCGAACTCTACGAGCTTGTCATACGCCTGAGTAACAAGGTTAGCACCGACAACTGTACCCGCTTGACCTGCTGGCAACGCAGCAGAGGTATACAAGTTAGGCATTTACCTGTCCTTTTTGGTTGAATTGGCTACGATTGTGAACCGTAGATAAGGTTTAGGATTTCATCCTGAGATTGTGCGTTGTTAATACGGAACGCAATATCCTCGGACTTGTCGGGGGATAAAGCACCACTTGTAACGGCATCCATCTGTCGCAAAGCTGCGACGTCCTTTTGACTTACTTCCTGCTGTGGTTGAACTTCAAAGCCGAATACATCAGCATTCTGGTCTAACCAAGCTGAGATAGCATCTTCTGATGCGTCCAAGTCATTGGGTACAAATGCGGCTACCTTTGGGTTTACGCCACGGGACGAAAAAACGTCCTTCAAAATCCGCTCTCTTTGGGACTTACTGAGTTCACCAAGTGAACTTTCAAGTTCCTTGTTTCTCTTCTGCTCAGCCTTCAAAGCCTTGCGCAGTTTCTTTACAAGGTCAGTTTCCGATTCGTATGATGGCGTAAAGTCATCATCTTCCTCTTCGTCATCCCAGTAGTTATCGCGGTTGTTGCTCATAGCAACTCTCCCTTTTCTAGTAGTTGGCGCACGCCTCAACATCTACAGGGGAATAGATATTGGCTCGTACTGTCGGTCTAATACTCCGCATGGGGCCGATCGATCCATGTCGGGATTCTGTTATAGTAAGCCCGTTACTCCTGTACGTAGGGCTGTTGTTGATAATCCAGACTGTCCTCTAAACGACTGGATTTCTTGTTCAGCAAGTTTCTTACGGCGTTGTGAGGCAGTTCCAAGGAACTGTTCAGCCTGTAGTTCTTGCTGTATCTTTGCAGCATCTGCAGCACCACCAGTAAGATCACGCTCGTAAATACCTGAGAGTTTCTCAGTAGGTCTGAGTTGCTCTGCGATATTCTCGTATCCTTGTCCTGCTAGCTGAGTAATCTGTGCCTCGGTATATCCAAGTCCAGTTAACTTAGCAGCTTGCTGCTTAGCGAATTCTGTATCTAGTTTAATTCCAGTACTCTCAGATGCTCTACGGATTGCTTCAGTAGCAAATGCACCAGAAGTACGACGATCTTCAAGAGCCTTAGTTCCAACATTTGGATCTAGGAAGAATGCTGTCAAGTCTGAGGCAGCATCAATATACTTAAGCTCCATGAGAGCCTTAACGTAGTAAGGATCAGCATTCAGCGAACGCAGACGTGCAGCATTGGCACGCTCATCTAGTTCTGCTACAGAGACATCGTTCTGCATATACTTAATGATAGAATCATCACTCTTGAATGCATCTCTACCTGTAGGGCTAGTTACGTACTTATCGATAACACGCTTGTATCCAAGAACTAAACCTACAAGTTCGCCAGGCTTTCTCTTAGTAGTCAACTTCTCATTGAACTTACCAAAGTCTTTATAGAACGGAGAGTCAATAGTGTTGCCAGATTTATCTTGATATGTAGGTAGATATAGATATTGATCTACTACGTTTTCAAGTTCATTCTCACCTGAGAATTTAGCATCTTTAATAATGGTTCTGAAGTAGTCAACGCTTGCATCTACAGTAGATTCAGGTAGACCAGCAGCAAGAAGTTTAGCCTTGAGGATTAACCATTGTGTATTGAAGTCAACTTGTGGAGTTGTAGTAGTGGTTGTAGGGGTAGGTGTATCTCCATCACCTTGGTCGTCTGCGTTGCCGCCTCCGCCACCACCTCCGCCGCCACCGCCAGATCCTCCGCCACCGTTACCGCCACCACCATCGCCAGTACCATCACCAGCACCACCGCCATCACCTGCGCCACCACCAGCTCCGCCATCGCCGCCAGTAGTAGTTCCACCACCGAAAGGCATGTCTTCGCTAGGAATTACGTTACTTCCAGCACCACCATCAGCTCCGTCGGTTCCGCCAGGAGTTCCCTTATCAAGTCCAGAACCAGCAGCAATTCCACCCATGCCAGGAAAAACACCATAAGGTGGTCGATCGTCTATCTTTCCTACAGGACCTTTAACAACATTATCATCAGTTTTCTTAGTTGTTTTACTAGGTGTCTTTGTTGTTGGCTTAGGAGCAGGTTCAGGAGCTTTAGCTGCAGTTTTAGTTGGAGTAGACTTAGGAAGGTTACTTGGGCCAGGAGCCTCTTCTGCTTTAGGTGCAGCCTTAGCTGCAGGAGCAGGCTTAGGAGCTTCTGCTTTAACTTCAGCAACTTTAGTCTTAACAGCCTCAGAAACTTTAGTTATAGGACTATTCTTGGATGTAGAAGCACCAAGATCAACAGCCTTCTTAAGATTTTCATCAACTTGTTTAGAAAGTTGGTCTACTTTTTTGACATCAGCAGCAGTAATCTTTGGCTTATCAAGGATAGCATCGATCTTCTTTTCAATGTCTTTAGCAGTTTGAACTGCCTTATTTGCCTCTAGAGCCTTAGGTAGGCTCTTGGCAATATCGACTACTGTCTCAACAATTTTCTTTTTAGGAGCCATTAGTTAATCTTCCGATCGATAATATCGCCAATACTACTGAAGGTATTAAATGCATCTGGGCTAGTATCCCAATCAGAACTTCCACGCACAATCTCGTATGCTTCAGTAGCTGAAGCTGCACGGAAGTTGCCCTTCTCATCTTTGAAGTTCATCATCTTCTTGATGAGTGGGTTGTTCATATCGTAAGTCTTACGTGTGATAGCAGAAGCAACCTTGATATATTGATCTGCATATTCTTTGATATCCTCACCATTATTGAGAACATCAGCCATTCCTGGATATAGTTTGGCAGCCTGATTACGAACTTTTTGCTTAGCCTCCTCAAGTTTCTGCTTGAGAATCTCTGGATCACCAGTTGCAACAAGATC